AGGCCTCTGCTGTCCCTCAAACGGTGTTCTCATGACTGTCTCTCCTTTAAGAATCGTTCCAGCACAGTTATGCCGATCTTCGTCTTACAGTAAACCTGATGCTTTCTATGAACGCATCCGAATCTCAGCAGAACGGATATGATCTCACGGGCCTCGGGCTTGGGCACGTTAAAGATATGCTCTAGGTCAGTGGTTGAGAACTGGTCTGCCGCATACAACAGCCTGACGGCGCGGTCTGATTTGTCTGCATATCTCGTAAGGACATCCGTCACCTCCCTCATGCACTCTTCGTTTTCAGTCTCAGTCTGGCGCTCTGCCGCAGAATACAGGCCATATCCCAGCGCCTTGCTGTCGAAGCACGACCTCATGAACCAGTCTGCGAACTCCACATGTCGTTTCTTGACCACCAGTTTGCCGCCCTCTTCAGAGAAGCATCTTGCGGCTGTTGCCGTCGATACCCTCGCCAGCCTCACACGTTGCTCATTGGGCTCCACCATGGGCACGGCATTCGAATAGGTGTTCGACTGTTCCTTGGCCAGAGACAGGATCGCATCCGTAGCCTCCTGCTCTATATGTATCTCGTTTGGCCTCAACTGCCATACCCATCGCACAAGTTGTCTTAGTTCGTCCCAGTGCGCCTCATACTGAATGTTCTTGCACCGCTGATTGATGATGTCTACAGGCACATCCTCAGAGGCTACTCCGATCACGAAGTCGAACCGGCTGATGTCTTCTGGCCTTCCGATCAGTTCCTTGACCGCTTGGATACCATAGGTATACTGGTTCATCGGCCTGTCAGACCTTGGGTTGCTGATCCAGATGAGGCGGGTGGCTGATCTCGTCGAGCCTGACTGTATCTTTGTCACTTCAGCGATGCCGGAGGATCTGACGGCAGACATATCGGAGATATCGGCAACGCTGAGACTGGACATTTCATCGGCTACCAGCAGCTTCCCATGGTTCAAGGGAATCTTCCCCCACACGATGTCCCACTTGGCCCTGTTGCCTATCTGCTGCAAGCCTCCCACCAGACCGGCGAAGCTGGAGTTCTCGCACTTGAAGAACTCTCCCATCTTGATATGTTTGACAATGCCCTCGACAAGCGCAGACTTGCCGCATCGCGTGTCGCCCATGATGAGAATGTCCATCCACCCTCGGGGCAGAAGCCTCTCCTGAAAGTAGAACTTGAGGGCAGAGCAGTAGGTCAGAAGGGTTGCAGTGACAACGTAGTGGCGGCCAAAGATCCCGAAGTAATTCTCGGCCATGTCCGTGTCAAACTTCTGCAACTTGTCCCTTATTCGGTTCATTCTTTGGCTCCTCCCTGAAAAACTCACATAGAGTGGTATCCGTGATCTCTTCAACGGTATTGAGCGGATCTGCCTCTACCACCAGCAGAACACTCGCCTGATCCCTCGCGTCCGGTATAGGGATGCCCCGTAACCGATAGGCCGCGTTCGTCTGGATGCCGCTACCGATGAAGTAGGCTTTCTTGAGCACCGTGTCGGCGTCAATGGCCAGATCGCCAACGTCTCGGTATGTCCTCTGAGGAAATAGGGCCAGCTTCTCGATGTTCTGGAACTCCGTCACTTCGATCTCACATCCCTTGCAGTTCACCATGATGCCGCACATGGCTTTCAGCGTCTGCGTCTTGACCAGATCATTGACGTCTACAAGCTGGATCAGCTTTCCATCTTCCCAACTCAGTTCATATTCCTTGTGACCGCTTCCGTTGTTCTTGCACGCTGGACAATACTTCTGGCTTGGCGTGCAGGACACGATGAACTTCCTTGGCACCACGTATGGGGCTCGATCCTTACCGGCTACTGTCACGTCTGTCTCTATTGGCTTGAAGGCCCATGTAGCCAGAGCCGTGTCGGGCAATTTCAGGAAGGCAGGGTCAGTTATCTCTACGTGGACCCTGCTCACGGCATACGGAGGAGTGGCCGCCATGATCTCACGCAGATCATCGGCTGATCCGCCGTCTTTTAGAATCCAGTCACTGAAGTCTTTATTTCCGTTCGTCACGGGCAGGAAGATGTTGCGCACCTCTTTGACCGTGAACTTGATCGAGTTAACGACCTTCTTGGCTCCTCGCATCCCGGCCCGGTCAACATCGTATATGACACAGACTCGTTTGTCTGCCAGAGCAGCCGTCATGCGCTCGTTCCATGTATCAGCCCCGCCAGTCTGACAGTAGGCGGCAAAGCCTAACTGCCGGGCCATGATCGTATCGGACTCGCCTTCCATCAGCAGGATGCTGTCCTCGGTCGGAGGGTGAGGGAAGAATGTAGGGGCACCATATCCTTCCCCGAAGGACAGGATCTTTGGCGTGGCTACGGCTGAATACAGTCTGATGTTGACGATGTTTCCACGCTCGTCACGCACTGGAAGGGTGTATCTGCTGCCGTTGAACCCTATCTTCAGCTTGTTTATCGACTCGGCATTCCAGCCTTTCGTGGCCTTGAGCCACTCCATGAGCTTGGGTTCACCGAGAAGGTGCTGGTGGAATCTATCTGCAACGGCATCATCAATGGTCGGAGCCTTGCCCGTCAAATCATCGATGTGCCCTCTTTTTCCGCATCCATAGCAAACAAATTGCCCGGTCTTGTAGTTCAGGAACAGGGATGGATCTTTGTCTTCGTGCCACTGGCAGGGTATCTTCGTGCCCTTATCGTGCGGCTGGACAATCTCACCGAAGTAGGACCGGAACTTTTCTATATACATGGCTTCCCCTCCAGAGATAGACCGAGAGGGGTTTTACCCCCTCCCGGCATGATGACGCTTAGAACGGAACGTCTTCGGTATTCTTCTTGTCGAACACCTGACCATTGATGTAGTAGTTCGTATACTGCCCGTTTTTCTTGCACTGCACTCTCAGGTGGGTGCCGTGAATCTTGTTCATCTGAGTGGGAAGTTCACTGAGCTTGCCGAGCATGAGACCGCAGACAGTCAGGTCTCCCTTTAGATACTTGAAGCGCTCGGGATTGTCAAGCCCATGGAGCTTGCTGAACTTCGTGCCCTTCATTTCACCAGCGCACACTTCCATGTTGATGCGGAAGAAGTGTCTGCCATCACCGGATTCGAAGATCTCAGTGCCGGTCACTTTGGCCTCGTATTTGCCCTCAGGCAGATCGATGGTCGCGTTTGTGGAGACTTCAGCGGATTCGAATGCGGAGTCGAACTGGGCGAGAGTGTTTTCGATAGTCATACATTTTTCCCTTTCAAGGTAGTCGTGATTTTCTGATAGAGTTCAGATTCAGTGTCAAACTCGATGTTCTTGTTGAGTCCGAAGGCAGCCAATCTGCCTCCGCATTCAACGCCGTCTTGCGGCAACATGTAGAGCTGACGTTTGCCACGGTCGTTGGTGTCCATGTAGAAAATCTGGTCTGCGAGAGCCATTGTGATACGTTGAGCCGATCCCGGCAGGGTGGTAGTCACAACGCTTCGCTTCACGCCATCAATCTTCACCTCCTTTTGGATAGAGTGGGAGATCATCCACATACCTTTGTTCATCGACTGGACGAATGACACCATCTTCATCCACTCGGTTTTCACGATATCCCAGAGGCGACCGAAGGCCTTGTCCTCAGACTCATGGACGACTCCGTTGGCACCACACACATGCTGGCGGCACAGTTGATATGTCATGTCCACCGTGTCGAACACTATTGTATCAAATCTGTCGTCGTTTTTGAGTTCACCAAGAGTTTTCTTCAAGTCAGTCCACGAGAAGATAGGCACGCGGAAACAGGGCAGGAACGCGGTTCCATTGTTATCGGTGTCGATCACGATGGCTCGCTCGTTTTGAGTGGCGAAGGTGCTCTTACCCACCTTGGGCGGCCCATACACCATCACCCGCAGCTTGGTTATGTTGATCTCGGGCACATTCTTTTCAATTGAGAGTGGCATCCTTTGCCTCCCTTTTTGCTTTCTTACCTTCCGCCTCAAGCTCACTCAGCACATGCTTGAGAGTTCTGGCGTGTTCCACCGTCTGACCGGCCATGAACAGGGCATATCCCCGCTGCTCAAGGGTCAAGGTCTCGTCCTGCATGACCTGTTTGATGTATTCAGACCACTCTCTCGTCCTTTTATCGAACGGATTGTGTTTCATGGCGATAAGTATCGCCTCGCTCTTGGTCATTCCGAGGGCTTCATGAATCGAGTTCTCAGTCATGGTCTGTCCTTTCTTCAAACATCGGTAAGAATGTGTCCTCGTCCCGGCATAAGTCTAGGTATGGGCACGGACTGAATCCATAGCATGCGTAGGGCGCAGACATGGGCCATACGTTCTTGGCAGAGCAGGTCTTGATTAGGTCGTTTATCATCAGAAGCTCGGTGATGGCACCCGGCTTTGTCACGGGTATCTCTACCTCAAGAAAGTGATCATAGGGCTTATCGGCGTATTCTGCCAGATACCGGGCCTCAAACATCTCGTCATTCTCGTCCTTGCGCTGCCTGATGGCAGACTTTGTGACGACCCTGAGCAGGACCGAGGGCTTACTGAAGGCCATAGCGTAGAGCCGGTGCTGAAGTGACAACTGGAGAGCATTGTAGGTATTGGCATCAGGTCTCCCCGTAGTCTTGTATTCCGTCACATACTGATCGGATACGGAGTCTGCTGTGCAGACGAGATGCAGGTCAGGGGCGATCTCAAACTCGGCCTTGACCTCGGGCACCTCACCCGGGAGGGGCTTGAAATACTGCTTGGCGAGGATTCCGATCTTGTTCCACAATGTTTCGCTAGCCTCTCCAGCCACCCCGGCGTGAAACTCCTTTCCTATGCGCAGAGCCTTGGGCTCCGTGCGCGGAAGCAGGTTTCTCACATACTTCCAGTAGTATTTTTTGGGGCAGTCCTGAAAGCAGGACATCCGACTGAAACTGGTTTTCATAGTGACAACCTCCTCTCTATATACTTCTCATGCTTGGAGTCGAAGATCAGAACATTCACATGATCCTGATACTCTCTGAGAGTGGAGCAGATGATTCCCATGATGATGGAGGACACGATGGATGCGGTCACAAGCAGGTAGTCATTCTGGCCGAAGTGTTCGATTGCTTCTATCGTGGCATCCCTGATCTTTCCTATGTCTGCCGGGTGGACGTTCGCCTCTACGATGAAGCTCGGCTCTCCGAACTCTTCCACACCATCGAAGTTCAGGCCATTTCGGTCATGTAGGATCAGAACTTTTTTCATTTCGCTTTCTCCTTACACTACTAATATATCACGCGCAGTGTTGTTTGTCAAGTAATTTATTCAGGATATAGTCACGAACTTCAACCTTTGATGTAGCCGCCTCAATTATCCACCGCTCTATATCAGAGGTAACGAGGTCAACATAGAGGACGGATTTGGCCTGTCCGATCCGATGGCACCGATCTTCGCTCTGAGAGCGTGCGAGGGCACTGAAAGTTGGACTGTAATAGATAACTCTGCTCGCACGGTTTAAGGTTACGCCATACTGTAGAGACTGTATCTGGGCCACGATAACTAATGAATCTCCATTCTCGAAAGCCGTGACCGCTTTTTTCGGGTCCGTGTTGCCACTCGAAACAACATAGGGAACATTCGTCTCTTTCAGACACTTCTCGATGTCCTCCCTTTCTGCGTCGAAGTTATACCATATTACCGTAGGCGTATCCCACGCTATTGACTGGAGGTATTCCACCTTCTTGTTTTCAAACCTGAGCGTTCCGTCTACAGGATGGTATACGAAACCCGAGCTGATCTGCCGCATCTTGGCTATCTGCGCAAGGACAGCCGTTACAGGAATGTCCTCTACCGCACCCGCCATGGCCCTTTTATATGCGGCTTTTTGCTTCGGCCCCATGCTGAGTTCAATAGTCTGGTATTGTTTGGGCGGAAGGTCAAGGCAATCCACTTTCCGAACCACGACAGCGCCACGCTTGAGAATTTGCATAAACAGCTCCATATTCTTGTATCCAACGATCTCATGTCCATTCCATCCTCCGAACTCGCAGAACGCTGCCTGAAACACTTTCTTTGGGCCGAACAGGTATGGGTATGCGATATGGATCTGGGACCACACGTCTGCATATTCATTCCCGTAAGGCGTGCCAGTCAGAAGGAACTTGCACTTGCATCGGAGAGCAGCCACGGCTTTCGTTCTGTCAGCACTTGGGTTCTTCACGCACTGGCTTTCGTCTACCACGACCATGCCCAGTTCGTTCCCCTTCCACCGCTCGATATCATTGACGAGGGTCTGGTAGCTTGTGATCCATATGCCACTCTCATCATGACGAGGAACGGATCGCTTGGGTCCGTGAACCACAGTAAGTGACATACCATGCTTGGTCGCCTCATTCTGCCAGACAAAGATCAGGGGAGGAGGCACGACGATCAGGACTTTTGTTGGTGCGACACGCATGATAGCATCAATCGCAGCTTTTGTCTTGCCTGTCCCAGTCTCTGCAAATACGCCGAGCCCTCTGCCTTGAAGGTAGCACCAAGCCATTGTCTTGGATATGTTCTCCTGATGCTTAAACGGCTTGATGGCAGACTCGATGTAGCCGGTATCTTCCTGAGGCTCGCATACGTTATAGCCTATCTGCATACCAAGGAGATGCTTGATGAAGGCACGGGTAGTCACGCAGTCAGGGCAAGACCACATCCTTGTCTTTGGGTCGTATGTCTTGCCGGGTATCTGCTTTACTCTTTCTACAAGTTGCGGGTCATATCTGAAAGTCAGGTCAATTCTTTCATCAATGAAGTTGATATGCATATTCTCTCCTGCTATATACTTGAGCCGATCACTACACTATTATATCATTCAGGCAGCTCCGTGTCAAGTTTTTTCTTGTATCTTGGGCCAGCTTCAATGAGATAGTCGAGAGGGTTAAGTCCAGTCACAGAGCGGAGTTTCAGCATCTTGTCGGGGTCCGGCTCAGTGTACCAGAATGTAATCATCTGGCTCGGGCTCATGCCCATATCATACATCACCTGAGTGAACTTCTTGGGTTGACAGGCCTTGATCA